CAAGGTCGCGGATCACGTTCGAGGCCATGTCGCAGAACAGCGTCACGGCTTTCGTCGGGCCGTTCCGGTTCTTCGCGATCAGGATTTCCAGGGTGTTGAAGGATGGCGCTGATTGCCACCTTGATGCCGTAATGCATTTCGATAGTCGTTCCGTGCATTGCTCATCGTCCTTTGTCTTTACGCACGCGACTGACCTAATTCGTCATTGAGTCTTGTTCATCAGCGGTTTGTCTGGGCACAGCTCGGGAAAGTCCGAAAGCGCATTGTGTCGCGCAACATCGTCCTCGAACTCGCAGCCCGCCACATCCATGATCTCAAGCAGGCAGGCCAGTTTCGCGCCCTTCATGCTGCGCTCGCTGTAGATGTTTCTATTGCGGGCGACCGCCGCGAAGCGGTCCAGTGCGGCCGATATCCAAGCAATCTCATCGCAGCCCAGCTTACGGCGACCCGGTATGATTTCTCTCTCTGCACCGGCGATGTCACAGATATTGTCTTCGTTCATTCCACTTCTCCAATCGCGCCGCTGCTCAAGAGCGAGATTGTACAGCGCGCGGCATGCGCCGGCCGTCTGAGCAAGGAACGCCTCTTGCTCAGGCGTCGGCTCCAGTCGGTAGACATATGCGCGTTGGACGATCACGCCTTTCAACTCCTGTTGTGGCCGCGCTTACCCCGCCCTGAAGGACGAGGCTTGCGCGCGGTGAACGTAGGTCAGCCTGTCGAGGCGCGCCTCGTGATACTGGTCGATACCCTGCTCGATGCGCTCGACACGCGCCGCAAACGCCTGATCCTCTCGCAGGCGATCCTCGACCTCGCGCATGGCCTGGCGCGCGTAGTCGATGCTGGTCAGACCGACCATCGCGATAATCTGCTTCAAGCTCCGGTCGGTGTGGCGCTTGGCGAGCCAGAGATAGACCTTGCGCGCCTCGAATTCCGGCGACCGCCGCGGCGCATTGCGCGCCGTCGGCGTCCGCATCCGCTCGGACGTGATCCCGTACTCCTTGGCGCAAAGATCGACGATCTCGTGCAAGTAGACGTTGCTCACGCTGCAGCTCCTTCGGATTGACGCGCCTTGTCGACGGCGAGACGCAGGCGCTCGACGAACTCTTCCTCGTCCAGGCGCTCGTTGATGTCCTCCAGCGCGGTGGCAAGCAGCTCGCGCATGTCCTCAACCCGATCCGGTTCGGCGCGCAGAAGACGGATCATCTCCTGGCAATGGTGGAGGATCGTCGCGTGGTCGCGTTTCATCAGCTTGCCGATGTACGGGTACGAGAACTCGAACCACACCTTGCCGATGAACGCGCACAGGCGGCGCGCCTCAACGACCGCATAGGTCCGGCCCGGCGCAAGGATTGATCCCTTCGGCAAGCCGTAGACACGCTCGGCTGTGCGGAGGACATCGGAAAGGCGCAGTTTGCTTTGCACAGTCATCTGGGGCGGCTCACCAACAGAACTTCTCTATCGGGATGGACGAGGCGCATTGCGGCCACGAACCGATCGTTGTTCTCGTTCCACCAACGTCGCGGCGGGTAGATGTCCTCGTTGAGGCTGTCCGCCATTTCCCTTGCGCGGCCCGGCGTGGAAATAACCCGGGTGATGGGCCGTGGCGGATCAGGGAGGCATAGCACCGGAGTCGATACCGGCCTCACTGCGGAAGTCGGCTTCTCGATCCGCTGTTCAGCTGGAGTCGGTTCCAGATCATCAGCCAGCAGATCGTATCCCTCGTCACGCGCGATGCGCTCCGCTCGGCCAACGATCATGTCGTAATCGGTCAGATGGAGCGGCGAGTTCAATTTCTCGCGCGCCTTGTCGATCCCGTGCAGGATCGATGTGTGGTCCTTGTCGAGAACCTTGGCGATTTCGTGCGAAGACAAGCCGAACTCGCGATTGAGGATCACGCAGACCAGATGGCGAGCGAGACAAACGCGCCCCCTCTTGTCCCGCGATTTCAGAACGCCTTTAGGCAACGCGAAGTGTCTTTCCGCAGCCGCAATGACGTGACGGATTCCGTATGGGCGGCGCTTGGTGATCTTGACGGCAGCCACGGTCAGCCTCCCTGCTGATTTTCGAGCTTGGGGTAAAGGGCGCGCATCACGGCGCTGAACCGCTCGTTGTTGGCCTCGTACCAGTCCTTGAGCTCAGAGCTTCGGGCCGTGGCCGGAGCGATCCGTGTGGGGATGGAAAGAAGTTTGTGCCGATCCTGGCTCGGCACATCACGGGGTTTGAGCTCCACCTCGCCGGCGGCAATCTTCGCGCTCAACGCAACGACCTGAGCGATCTGCGCCTTGAGCAGAGGGTTGTTTTTGGTCAGCTCCGCAATGCGCTGAACGCCATGCGCAACGGTGGAATGGTCGCGCTCGAATACCCGGCCAATCATCCCGACAGGCTTGGCGAAATGGACATGCGCCACGTACATCGCCGCTTGGCGAGGAACGGTGTGCACCTTGAGCCGGCTTCTGCCTTTGACCGTCCCCTGACGAAGACAAAACACTTGCTCGGTGGCCAGGATCACGTCTCGGATGCGAACTGTCATTGCCGGCAGCCCTCCGGTTCGCGATAAGCCGTTTCTGGGTTCGGTACCTGCTCACAGCCGCTGCCGAGCCATTCGCCCGTTCTCGGCTCAATCTCGAGCCACCAGTTGCCCTCCCACTCGAGAGCGAGCCGGCAGAGGCTGGGATCTGGAAGCGGCGTCTGGTCAGCCGGCTCCTTGGCCGGCGACAGCGAAGCGACGGGCTTGATCATGCCGCCACCTCCTGCCGCTTGGCGGCTTTGCGCTTGCGCTGAGCCAGGATGAACTCGAGCTGCGCGATGTAGCCCTCGGGCAGGCCGTCGTTCGGATTGGACGTGATTTCCCGAATTTCCTTTCCGCGAGCCACGAAGAATTTCGGGCTGTGCGGGTCGGTTTCAATTTCGATCTTAGCCATGATGGTCTCGCTCCCTCTTTTTGCGGGTGTTCCCTCACGACACCCAATGAAGCGCCCGCAAGGCGCCATTCACGTTTCCCTGCTGCATGCATTTCCTCGCTAGTTCAGCGTCCTGAGCGATGCTGAAAGCCGCACCGATGGCTTCATCCGCGCAACCGATCGCGTCTTTCCAAATTTCAGATCCTGTGAAACGGAGAACCTTGAACCCGCGCTCCTGAAGCGCACGATCTCTGGCCTTGTCCCTGGCGGCTTGGTTTTTCGTCTTCTCGTGGAAGACGTGGCCGTCACATTCGACGACAATGCCGCCGGTCCCTTTGAGACCCTTGCTGTGCAAGATCAAGAAATCGACGCGGTAATCGTCGACCACAACCTGCGGGAAAACGATCCCCCATCTGGTCTTGAGCCCAAAGCTCGCCAACCGAGCTTGCGCCTCTTGAAGGCTCAGACCAGGCTCAGGGCAAAATTCAAATTCGGGATAGCGAACACCGCACAGGACGCACATGGCGACGGCCATCGCCCTTTCGATCGGGGAGGCATACCCACCGGCCAAATCCGCGAGCTCTGCCCCCTGCTCGATCAGATCGCCAAGTAGGCTTTGGCCGCTGGCTACGAGGCGAGAAAACCAAACGTCAGTCATGGACGATTTGCCCCTTGAAAATTTCCTCGAGCCCGTACTTGGCCGAGAGCTCTTTCGGGAACAGAGATTCCGGGTGGCCAGGCGGAGCCGTGAGGATCCACCACGGCCACGTGCCGTTTGGTTTGGCTTCCCTGAAAGCCGCCTCCCACCTTTCGACGGGAAGCGAGCGCAGAGCTTCCTCCTTGCCTCGCCACCAACCCCAACGCTTCCCGTTCGGTCCGACGAGGTTCTGCTCTTGCGGCTCGTCGGCTTGGTCGAGCAATCGTGCCAGCACGTCTCCCATGCTGGTTTCCGTGCTGCACAGACGGTCGATCGTCAGGCGAAATGGCGGCTCGCCCGGGCGTGATTTCCGCCCCATCAGGAAATCGTCGCGCTCGACGACCTGAAGAGCCTTGCGGAAATTTTCGAGACCTCCGATGTCGCGCAGCCGCTTTTCGATCCGATTGAAACGCGCCTGCGTGACCGACCGGCACACTGCAAAGCCAAGCCGCTCGGCGGCAGCGTTGTAGCTGGCGACAGCTTCTTCGACGAGCTTTCTGCGTTCGGCAGCCTTTTGTGCCTTGCGCTCTTGAGCAGCTGTCAGAGGAAGTTCGCTTTGCGCCTGCCCGCCCCCTTTGGGGGGAAGGGGGGTATATTTAATATCTATATCTGTATCTGAATCTGTACGCGCGCGCGTGGTGCCCTTTTCGTGGCACGAAATTTCATAGTTGACATTGATTTTATTGATCTTTTCGAGATTTTCACGTTTTTCTCGTTCGCGGTTCGCAGCTATTTCAGCGTTGACTCGGCGCTGATTCAGCTTTGAAACAAGCTCGAATGAACACCGTTCATTGATGATCCCTTGCTCGGTTCGGACCAGCTTCCTCGCCTCGATCAACCCCTCGACGATGGATCTCGCCTTGCGGATCGAGATGTGCATTTGATGTGCAAGCCAGGAATAGTCGTCCGGCAACGGCGCCTCGTAGAGCATCTGCATGCAGATCGCATCGATGTACGCGCCGCGCTGCTCAAGCGTGAGGTTGCGCGTTCCCCGCAACCAATCGTCAGGATAAAACTTGAACCAGGGGTCTCCACGCTTAGGCATGGCGACCCTCCGGCATCAGATAATCAGACGCAAGATTGGAAAACCGCGTCAGGTTGGCGTCAAAAGCGAGTTGGAAGCTGCCGATCGGCCCGTTTCTGTTCTTGGCAACGATTATCTCAGCCTTGCCGTGGGCTCTCTCCATCTTCGCTGACCAGTCAGCGTACTTTTCAAGATCGGCGTCCGAAGGTTTCTCGCGTTCGAGGTAATACTCTTCGCGGTAGACAAACATCACCACGTCGGCGTCCTGCTCGATCGAGCCGGACTCGCGGAGATCGGAAAGCTGAGGCCGCTTATCGGATCGCTGCTCTGGTGCCCGCGAGAGCTGCGAAATCGCGATGATGGGAACGTCGAGTTCCTTCGCTAGTGCCTTGAGCCCGGTGGTGATCTCAGCCACTTCCTGCACACGGCTATCGCGCCTGCTGCCGTGCAGGAGTTGAAGGTAATCGACGACGAGAGCTTCAATCCGGTGCTTTCTCTTCATCCGGCGTGCGCGCGATGCCATCTGGGCAAAGCTCAGCCCACCGCTCTCGTCGATAATCAAGGGCAACTTTGCGATGTCTTCGGCGCGCTTCACGACCTCACGAAACTCATTCTCCGAGATCATGCCCCGACGCAGCCGCTCAGAAGCGACCTCAACGCGCTGTGCGAGCATTCGCATTGAAAGCTGCTCGCCCGACATCTCGAGCGAAAACGCGCCCACCGGATGCCCTTTGCGGGCCAGATAATCGGCAATGTCGAGGGCGAACGCTGTCTTGCCCATGGATGGGCGGCCAGCAACGACAATCAAGTCTGATGGCTGTAAACCACCGAGCTTCTTATCGAGATCGACAAAACCCGTAGGAAGGCCAGCCAATTCGGCACCACGCTGATACGCGATATTTATTTTTTCGATCGCCTTCGCGACGGCCTGGCCGAGAGTGATCCATTCCCTCTCGTTGCTGTCCTGAGTGATCCGCGCCAACGCCTGTTCGGTATCAGCGATCAGTTCCTCGGCAGGCTTATCAATCGGTGCTTGAGTGGCCACAAACTTGATGGATTCGGCGAGCTCTATCAGCTCACGCCGCCGCGCGAGATCAAGGATGGTACGCGCGTAATGAGGAATGCTTTGCGGGACGCACGCCGCAATCATGAGCCGTGCGAGGTACTGCGGCACGGACATGTCTTTGTCGATCGGCGGGTGCTCAGCAAAATAAGGTTTGAGCGTAATCGCGTTCGCGACCTTGCCAGCCGAGTGCAACCGAACGGCTAGCTCAAAGATCTGTGTGTGTAGCGGATCGTAGAAACTCTGCGGTGTCAGAAGATCAGCAACCTCGTCGATCTTCTGGTTGTCGCTGAGAAGCGCACCGAGCAGACCTTGCTCAAGTTCAATGTTGTGTGGTGGATTCTCTGTGGACCACGTGTTGACACGCTGCTCAATTCTGGTACTACGCATTGGTTGTTGGCCCTATGTCTAGTGTTTGCGANAGGGTCTCGGCCCTACGTCTAGTTCCTCGGTTCACGGCATCGATCGAGCTGGCACTCGTCGATGCCGTTTTGCACTCTCAAATTCAGCACTCACCAATGGCTCGGGCTGGCACCCGAGCCAAAATCATTTCAACGCCACCAACTCGCGCTGGACTGAGACGCCGTTTTTCTTTTGCTCTCGCGTCGCCGGAGGCTCGTAGGCGCGCCGGCAATGCGTTTCGCAGTACGGCAGGCCAATGACGCGCGTGCCGTTGCAGAAATGAAATTCTGGATCGAGAGGATCGCCGATCGGCCACCGGCACTGATCGTCTTTCAGATCGCGAAGTGTGCGACGTTCCTCTATTGGAACGACGACCTCTTCGATCTTTTCGCGCGGCGGCGTTTCCGCCCCAAATAGGGAACGAGTCTTCGGAACGAAATTGAAATGATGCGGCGGCCTGTTGGCCTGGTCCTTTCGTGGGCGTCCGACCCGCTTTGGAATAATGCCGCAGCTCTTGCCCTTTTCCAAACCGAGACGGTGAACTTTCCCGAGAACACTGTTTCTGGTTACGCGAAGGATAGCCGCAATCTGGCTGGCGGATTTACCATCGGCCCAAAGTTTTCTCAGCTCGGCAACTCTCTCGTCGCTCCAAACGCTCATGATTAGCCCTCCCCTGAAAGAGAACGGGCCGACCCGAACCCGGACGAAGCAAGCCGGCCCAAGTCTAGGGAGGAAACAGCGACAACGACGGAACGGGCTCCGTCGGGAAAATCCCTAATAAATGACCGAGCTGGTTTTCCCTCAGCGCGGCGCCAAATTTGCGCCCATCGCTCCCGCAGAAATTCGCCAGCGTTGAACACGATTGGTTCCCCCGAGTTGATGCTGGTCACGCTCCCTCAGACGCAAAACTCGGTGACTTGCGGCGCAAAACTCGAGACCAACATAGGCACGCGCGCATTAACAACAACACGCCCGTGTTTCGCCTCACGACACGCAAGGGCGACCCTCTGGTGATATTTGCACGGGGACATTTTGACCTTCGCCATTTAGCCAGATGGACCGATCAGATTTCATGCTGCTTTCAGTATTCGCAGCACAGGCGGATTAACCGGATAAACGCGAAGCCTTTGCTTCTCGCCGGTTTTCTCGTCGCGGAAATAGCGATAGACCTTTTTCTTGCTGGTGATCGCCGTGAACTCTTTGGCGATCGTGTTCCAGGCGTGAGGCTCCCACCACAGCTCGAAGCACATTTCGCTATAGTGCTCCTTGAGATCTTCAGGCCGAAGTTCGCCCTGAATGCCGTGGAAATGGAGATATTCGAGAAGCCGGCGCGCGTGATGGCGCGGCGTCTTTTTGGCCAGCGGCGGATATTTCCCGCCAGAAACAGCCGGTTCCTTCTTTTTCGGAGGCGGTGGAACTTCCTTCGCGACGAGATCGAGCACCACAGGCGCGGAGCGATCAATCGTCTTTTCTTTGCGACGGAATATCCTGCTGAGAAATGACACGACCACTCCCTCTCTCAGTTTGCAAAGGGGGAGAAAGTTGATCCCGGCTTTCTCCCCCCTTGGCTCGCCCCCGGTACAGGGCAACTCCATCACTCGTGCTCGGGTCGAGATGATTTGCCGCCATGAATTTACGGCTCAGAACGCGAGCCGCGGCACCGCCGCGGATCATCTCTTTCTACCTTAGTCGGACCCCTCGAGCTGGCCCGGCGGAACGTGGCGGGCCTTTGCCTATCGTACTCACGCCTCTACAAACTGGTTGCGGGGGATGGAATTGCACCACCGACCTTCTGGTTGTAACCGATCCGCCAGCTAAAGCAGGCGGCTTTTCCCTAGGCCGCGAGAGCGACCTGAGAACTTAAGGGCAGGGTTACAGCTGCCCTCGCCCGGACCCAGAACAACCGGGCCTGCCGCGGGTGTCGCAACCACCTGCACTGACGTGCAGGGCGAGACGGAGGTTGCAATGCGCGCTGGGAGGAGGCTCACACCAGGCGCGCATCTACGCGGTCGCAACCTCCGTCTCACGCTGCACGCCGGGTGAAAGCCGGGCTTCGCCTTCTGTAAGGCGATCCAGAGATGGTCGCCCAGCTTCCACCCAACTCTTAGCTGGATCGGGCAAGCCCAGAGAAACCCGATCCAATTCCGGCGCTGCGTGGACCGGCACTTCACTTGTAACCGATCCGCCAGCTAAAGCAGGCGGCTTTTCCGTCACCCGCTGAGAGCGGGTGCAGAACTCAGGGCAGGGTTACAGGCTGCCCCCGCTGACCGGATGTTCCGGGCAGCTACATGAACGGAGGCACACTTTCCCAGCATCGGGACCACTGCTAACATCAGACGGCTGATGTTCTGGCTCCACCTGCCCGCAGAAGAAGTCTTCTGCGTTCAAGTCGAGTTGGTGCTGACGCGCGAAATTGAGAAGTCGGTGCTGGTGATGATCTGGAACAATCCCATCCGTACCTCCCAACTCACGCGGACGCATCCAGCGGTACACCATGCTCGGGTGCAGATTGACGACGCCTGCAACCGCCAGGCAATAATGCCAGACCGTCACAGGACGGCGCTCAAAGCGCCGTCGGTTGCGATCAATGATCCCTCGCCCCAGTTTACTCACAACGCGGTGGGCTGGATTGAGGTATTTGCTCCCGTTCATGATCGCAAAAATTGGCGCGCAATCGAGTCGTTGTCAACAGGTTTCACGGAGATCGGCAATTTTTTGCGCAATCGGATGCAATTGGCATTCATCAGCCTCCCGTTAACCGGTCATGGCGATGATCTTGCGGAACACCGGCCCCCGTGGTGAAAGAATGCACTATGAATGACAAGTTAGTAGATTGGATACGCAAGGGTTTGCTGAAGCCTGGGAAGTCTGGCAAGGGATTAGCCAGACATCTTGGGGTCAATAACTCCGTGGTTTCAAGGATGATTCACGGGAAGAGGTCTATCAAACCCGAAGAGCTGCCATTGATTGCGGAGTACCTCGAAGATCCGATTCCCCCTTTTCATGGTGCGCCAGATTTGCCTAAAATTGGCCACACCACAGACACAAATGGGATGGAGTCGAAGGTTGTTCGGCTCTCCCCACAAGTGCGCTTGGTTGAGGTAAAGGCAAAACTCGCCCTCGGTGTGTGGCGTGAGGAAAGGGTTGGGGGGAGACCATTGGTCAGTGTCGCTTCGGTCCCCGCTTTGGTGGACCCGCGTCTTAAGGGGATTGAGCAATACGCTTGTGAACTCGAAGAATCTCCGGGACGTTTTTGCATATTTGTTCCTTATGCAAATTATCGTGTCAGCCCGCTGCATGGCGACGTTGTTCATGTGAGACGGACGCGCGGTGTGCTTCATGAAGATTCATTGCGGCGGGTAGTTGTAAGCCGAGATGGCGTGCAACTGGTTGCAGTGGACGACCCAAATGATGTCGTGAAGCAGCCCAGCAGTGATCCTGATGAAGTGGTGACAATCCGCGGCCTTCTCGTTGGCCGCTACGAAATGCTGAACTTCTGAGGACCACTACTCTCTGTTATCGCAAGGCGCCCTTCACGGGCGCTTTTTTTTACCCGCTCCACCGCCAACCAGCGGAGGGAAGTGCGGCTGTTTCACCACACACCGCAAGAATGCTAGGTGGCTCTTGCCCGCAAATGTTGGCCGCAACAATCCGACGTAATAAAAAAGTTTGCGTTAGGTGTTGACAAACGTTTGCGTTATGCGCAAATGTTTGCGTGTCGGATCGAGGCCAACGATCTTGCCCCGAGTCGATTGCCTCTCCGATGCCGCTGACCAAGAGGGCTCAAGATTGGTCGCTGCGGCAAACTTCTTTGGGGCGGGTGAGATGCGGCCAGCCGGCAGACACCCGCCCCACCATTCGGGGCCGGGGAAGAGGGAGCGAACCGTGTCGGGATCCTGGCCCGCATTGCGATCCACCGAGATCGCATTCCAGAACATAACGCTCGAATGCGATGGATGCCGCTTCACCGTCAGCGGCTCGTTCGATGTCGACGAGGCCGGCGCGGTCAACCGCATCTGCATCGGCTCTTCGGAACAAACTCTCGAGCTCACGCCGCATCAAACTGGTCTCAAGCGCCGGTGGTTCGATGCCTTCGCGTGCCAGCTCGTCGTGGCTTTTCACCCGGAAATCGTTGCGTTGGTTTGCACAGAAGAGCGGAGGGCCGCTTAATGCTGATGGTGGGATACGTTTCCGTTCCCGTTATTCGACTTCCCGATGGCGTTGTGGTTGAGGCCACTCCAAATGGCGCCTGGGTGATCTGGCCGGGCAATGACAAGCAGTTGTTCATCACGGAAAGCCAGTTCGAGGCTGGCTGGCATTATCCAAGTGGCGCCAGAATTACGCCTGTCTCTAAGGGCGTGCTGATCGAAATGCCCGGCGCCAGCGACGTTGCTTTCACCAAAAGCGAAATCAATCGCATCCTCGAGAAAATTCGCGAGATGCGATCTGATCGCCAATCCCTTGATTTAGGAGGCGCACACTAATGACCGACGCCTATGATTATTGGCGCCGCAATCTGGACGGCGACCCTGACGCACCGAAACCGAGAGACGGTTTCCCGCAGTGCGGCTTCTACAAAATGAAGCGCGGAGATTCATGGGTTCCGGTTGCGATCTGGCAGGATGGCGAGGAAATCATTGCGGGCGTCGGCGCCAATTTCTCGGAATCGCTGAACCCAAACAAGGTGTGGCTTTGGTGCTCGAAGTATCCGGTAACTGAGGAAGCCTGCCGGTTTGCCGCTGAACAGGGCCGCTGGCCCGACGAGCCGCCGCCGATGCCCACTCCCGAGCCGATTGCTCAGTCCCCGGTCGGCGAAGAAGACCCCCGCCTGGGCATCGGCGGCAACAATCCACCCGAAGAAGCAACGCTCGACCATTACACCGATCCGCCTGCTTCGGAAAGAGCCCTCATTGCGCAATTGGAAAAACACGCCAGTGACGCAGAAGAATGGCTCAAGAAGACGAAGATCCTCACGAAAGAGCAGGCCGACCTCGCAGCGAATTGGGCCGCCAAAATTTCCAAGCTGCATAATGAGGTGGAAAAGAAGCGCCTCGAGCGTGGGCGTCCGCTGCGCGAAGCTCTTGAGAAAATCCAGTCGATCTTCAAGCCGGCGCAAGACAAAGCGAAAGCCATAGCCGACCGCCTTGCAAAAGCGGCTCGCGATTGGGCCCGCGCTGAGGAAGCGCGGCTTCGCGAGGAAGCCCGCCGCAAGGCCGAGGAAGAAGCCCGACGTCTTGCCGAGGAACAGCGCAAGAAATTCGAGCAAGAAGGATTGCCGCTCGAGACGGCGCCTCCCCCGCCTCAACCCAAGCCCGTGGAGGCGCCGCGTGTTCTGGTCGGCGGTGGAGTTGGCAAGCGCATCGGAACGAAGAAGGAGCCGCTGAGAGGCGAGATCGTCGACGTTGAGAAGGCGCTGCTCGCTTTCAAGGACAACAAGGAAATTCTGACGCTGCTGCAGAAGCTCGTCGACAAGGTGATCCAGGCCGGTGGCCAGGTTCCCGGCGTCAAAGTGATTGATCCGAACAAGGAGGAAAAAGTCGCATGAGCTTGGTCGAATATCAGACGAACGGCGAGCTTATCGAACCTCCGCTGCGCCAGGAATTATTGCCGCCCATCTTCAAGGCCGAAATCTTTGATCAGATGCAGCGCATCGCCAGGATGATGGCTTTTGCGCCGCTCGTTCCTGAGCACTTGAAAGGGCGAGATATAAACGAGTCACTGGCGAACTGCCTGCTGGTCGTGAACCAGTCTTTGAAGTGGCGAATGGACCCGTTTGCGGTCGCCCAAGAGACGTTCGTTTTCCAGGGCAAGATCGGTTACTCGGGCAAGCTGGTTGCCGCTGCGCTGCAGAGCTGCCTCAACATCAAGCTCTACTACTATTTCGAGGGTACAGGAGAGCAGCGGAAAATCATCGTTCGCGACAGGCCGAAAGGCGAAGACACCGATCGCGTCGTCGAAGGCACTTTTGAGCAGTGGGTCACAAAAGACAAGAACGGCAATATCAATCAGAGCTGGAAAAAGCAGCCCGACGACATGTTGATCTACCGCGGCACGCGCCAATGGTGCCGCCGCTACGAGCCGCAGGTGATCCTCGGCGTTCTAACTGAAGACGAGCTCGAGGAAATCAGGGCTGAATCTGCGCGTGATGTCACGCCTCGCAAAGCGCCGCCTCCCGCCCCGAAGCTCCCAGCATCGGAAACGCAGGAAGCGGAAACTGTCGCGGAGAAATCGACGCGCAAGGGCCCGCCACCGGCACCGAAAACAACACCGCCCTCAGCACCACCACCTGCACCGCCTCCCGCATCGGAAACTGTTGCCGAGGCCGAAATAGAGCCGCCATTCGCCGATCCTCGCGCCTACGTCGATCGCCTCGCCGATCAGCTCGATGAAGCTCAGAGCGTCGAGGAACTGCACGAGATCTGGCTGGCGCATCTCGAGGTGCAGCATCGCCTTCCGCCCGAGTGGCAAACAAAGGCGGAAGAGCAAATGAGGCTCCATCGCAAGAGGTTTCAGGACGAATAAACGACGCACAATGAGCACGCCGTTCGACATAGAGAAACGCAAGACGCTCACGCCATTGCAGCGGGCAAAGCTGTTCGCTGAGCACAACGGCACCTGCGTCGTTTGCCGTCACCAGATCGACGGCGTGCGCCAGCGGTGGATCGTCGAGCACATCATGCCGCTCGAACGCGGCGGCACGAACGATTGGTCAAACCTCGGGCCGGCCCACGAATACTGCGCTCGAGAAAAGACGAAAGAGGATCACTCGCGCGCGGCCAAGGACAAGCGCGTCTACGCGAGGCACATCGGCGCTCACATTCCAAAGCGGCCCATGCCGGGATCCCGGCATAGCCCTTGGAAAAAGAAACTTAATGGCCAGGTGGTCAGGAGAGAAAAATGAGACTCACCGCGATTGACGGCGCCAGCTACATTTACCGCGCATTTTATGCCCTTCCTCCTCTTGAACGATCCGACGGCCAACAGGTTGGCGCCGTCCACGGTTTCTGTTCGATGCTCTGGAAGAAGCTCAAGGAGGATCGGCCAACGCATATCGGCGTGGTGTTCGATGCGCCTGGCCGGAAATTCCGGCACGATATTGATGAGTCCTACAAGGCCAATCGCACGCCGCCTCCTCCCGAGCTCACGTCACAATTCCCGCTGATCCGGCAAGCCGTCGACGCTTTCAATCTGCCGCAGATCGAGGTGGAGGGATACGAGGCGGACGACGTGATCGCCACCGTATCCATGCAAGTTCTCAACCAAGGTGGCCAGGTCAGCATCGTTTCGTCGGACAAGGATTTCTACCAGCTGCTCGCGCACGATGGGATCGAGCAGTGGTGCCCGATTAAAGGACGCGCGATCGACCGCGATGATGTCGTGAAAAAATTTGGCGTCGGGCCGGAGTTCGCAATCGACGCGCAAGCCCTCATCGGTGACACGTCCGACAACGTTCCCGGAGTTCCGGGTATCGGTCCGAAAACTGCCGCCCAGCTGATCGAGCAATTCGGTGATCTCGACAGCGTGCTTTGGAACGCGGACTACGTTTCAAAGCCAAAAATCCGTCAGGCGCTTATCGAGCACGCCGATCAGGCGCGCCGCTCGAAAGAGCTCGTCACTCTCAACCATGACGTGCCGGGAGTTTATGTCGAGCATTTCTCGGCTCGCGACATCGACCACACCGCACTCTTGGAATTTCTCGACGAAATGGAGCTCGTCACTTTGAAGCAGGACATTCTCGCCGATCTCGAAATGGGAGCTGTGTGATCGGCGGGACGAGATCGCAGAAGGGCATCTCTCCCTGCTCCTTCTGCGATTGAGGCCCGCGCGTTGCTGGTTTCGTTGCCAAAGCTGCCCCCCTAATTCCGCCACGGCAGCGAGCCCCCACCACGACGCGCGGGCCAAAAATAACAGATTTGGAGAGCGACATGACCCATTCGTTGCCGATGATTGACCTGATGGATTTCTGCTGGAAGGGCCAAGCCCGAGACAATCTGAAAAAGCCCTGGTCACTCGGCCAATGGACCTACGCCAGCAATGGGCATATCGCAATTCGGGTGCCGCGCCGCGACGACGTGCCGGAAAATCCCAAGGCGCCAGAAATCGAACAACACTTCGCGCTGGCTGAGACCTTAGAATTTAAGCCGTTCACCCTGAGCATTCCTCCGCTTGATTATCCAAACTGCAGCACCTGCGGTGGACGGGGATGGGGTGTGACGTGCAGGGCCTGCAACGGCACCGGCGAGCATAACTGCGATTGCGACTACTGCGATCGTCAGTGCAGTGAATGCGATGGCTATTGCATAAAGCCAGCCGACTCCGATGACGTGCCGGAGAAAGACCGGATACCTTGCGAAGAGTGCGACGGATCAGGAAAGCGGCCTGACGAACGGCGCGTGCACTTCCCAAAAAATCTCACGTTCAAGGCCGCTCTTCTCAACAAGGTTCTCGCCCTGCCCGGCCCCATCGAAATGGGCATGATCCTCGAGCCCAAGTCGAGCGTTCCTTATTACCCGCCGCAGCATTTTCGCGGCCCAGGCTGGAACGCCGTGGTGATGCCGATGATCGCCACCGCTCCTAATCCGGAAGACATCATCGTTGCGCAGGAGGAAGAGCCTGCCAGCGCGTGAATGAGTATTGCGTCTATCTGCAACATGAAAGGGACTAGGAAAAATGAAAGTCGCAAAACTACTTGGCGCAGTGGGGGCGTTGGTGCTGCTGGCGTGCACGCCTGTTCGTGCGGATGGGTCGTCGTGGACCGGGCTCTATCTCGGAGCTCATGCCGGCTACGGCTGGGGCGATCACGACGTTACGCCGATCCATCCCTGCCCGACCTGCGGGAACATCATTGCCAATGGCGGAGCATTTACGGGATCGGCAAGCGCCAGTGCCGATGGCTGGCACGGTGGCGTCCAGATCGGTGCGAACTATCAGGTCGGGAGTTTGGTTCTTGGAATCGAGGCCGATATATCCGGCGCCGATTTCTCGAGCAGCCAAACGATCCGAATGGATTACGACACGGATTGGGTGTCGGCCGTCAACCTGGATATGTTCGGCACGGCTCGCGTCCGTTTGGGGTATTCCACCGGGCAGTTCCTGATCTATGCGACCGGCGGTCTCGCCTGGGCTCGTGGCGAGATGGATCTCGATAGCATCTCGATCACTGGCCCGGTTCACATGGCCTCGATGTCGGGCGATGCGTACCACGTCGGATGGACGCTCGGCGGTGGCTTTGAATATGCGCTGGGCAGCAATTTCTCGCTCAAAGCCGAATATCTGTACGTCGATCTCGGGAAGGCTGATTACGACCCCAAGGGTGCGATCACGCCTGACCATGGCGGCTTGCCGGCCGGAACACCGTGGCACGAGCTGTCGAGCACGGAGATCGACTTCCACACCGTTCGCATTGGCGTGAATTACCGGTTCGGCGGCTAAGCCGGACTGACTGGCCCTCGCGTTCCGTAGCGTTGCGTAAAGCGTATTCCGCCCCGGGCGATCGCCGCCGCCCGGGTGCGGATCAGAGAGATGTTGTCCGAAGGAGAACCACAAAAATGAAAGAGTCTCCAATCTTTCTCGCGCGCCGCGTCGTCCAGAAATTCTCTGACGCCTACGCCGCTGAACTCGTCCCGATTTACGGACGGCAGGCTGGCCGCGCCCTCACCTTGACGCTGCCTCAGTATTTCACGCTTCGGGCCATCGCCCGTTTCGACCAGGCGCCATCGCAAACGGATCTCGTTGAGGCAACCGGAATTGATCGCTCGACCATGGCGGCCTTGATCCGTGGTTTGCGCCGGCGGGGGTTCATCACACGGGTGCGCCGGAANGACGATGCACGCGCCTACGCAATCCGCGTTTCCGAGGAAGGCGCCAAGATCGTCGCGAAGGTTGCACCCATCGTGGAGCGAGTAGAGCGCAATTTGCTCGCGAAGATCCCTGCCAAGAACCGGGATGCATTTCTCGCCACTCTCGAACAGCTGGCGTTTCTCGAAATTCATGAGCCGGAGGCCGTTCAGCAGAAAAGGGCCGCCTAGGAATGATTCCGACGAGACCGACTTGCTACGCCTGTGGCCGGCCTCTGAGTGATCCAGAATCTGTTGAAGCCGGTATCGGACCGATATGCGCCAATAGACGAAGGGTTGGGCTTAATGAGCCGCGTCTGTTCCGAGCGGATTATTTCTACGAGATCTGCGACGGCGTGCTCGTTCTTTTCGACAAGGATTGCGGGTCTATGTCGCTGACCAACGACATGGAGCGGGCGCTGCTCGAAATCGCCAACGAGCTCGGCGATCGGATGCCTGAAATCGTGATTTATCGCGATAGCCAGGGGCAGTACGACCGGGTGCGCCACCGGAACGGTGTATTCGGCGGGTTCGACAGTATCGGTGCCAAAAGCCTCATGGAGGCATTGGCAGCAGTAAAGAGCCAGACTGGGGCAAAAGCAGCAAACCCCACGAGCGAGCCACCGTCTTCGATCACCGCATGAAAGGGAAGCGAGCCAACAATGCCGAGAATTTCATGATGTGACGAGCGATCCAGAAAATCGGATGGATCAAAGAACCCGAGCGTGAGCCACAGAACATGAGCAATTCAAAAACGTGAGCGAGCCAATCAGCAGAAACACTGCATCGTAATTTAGCGAGCCAGGGTCCAACACGACGACAGGTTCAGGGAGCGAGCCAGACAGCCTTGAAGATTGCAAAAGAGGCAAGCGAAGCAAATCGAGGGAGTGACAGATGACCAATTTGGAACCATCCGTTGTGCGCATGTCGCGCGACATCCGGGCGGCTGCGGCAAGTCTCTCAGACACCGAGGCAAGATATTTCGTTGATACCTATTACCAGCATCAAGAGGCGCGGATCCGCGAGCAGCATCGCATTCGTCAGCAGGAACAGTCCGGCGAACCGCACGCCACGCTGGTTTGGCTGAAAGAACAGTATAGCATTCTCGAGCAGCAGATTAAGGGCGCACTGAGCCGATACGCCGAGGCGCATCCCGTAGGTCGGTGGGCGCAGCAGATTCCCGGGATCGGCCCGGTTATCGCAGCCGGCCTGCTTGCCAACATCGACATCACTCGTTGCCCGACGGCGGGGAGCATCTGGAAATTTGCCGGGCTCGACGGTACGCCAAAGAAGCTCGAGAAAGGCGTAAAGCGCACCTGGTCGACGCCGTTCAAAACGCTGTGCGCTTACAAGATCGGCGAGTCCTTCGTCAAGGTGAAGGGCAACCCGAATGACATCTACGGGAAATTCTACGAGAGCCGGAAGAAGTACGAGCAGGAGAAAAACGAGGCCGGCGAATATGCCGAGCAGGCTCGGATGAAGCTCGAGAATTTCCGCATCGGCAAGGAAACCGAAGCCTACAAGTGGTATTCGCAGGGGAAATTGCCGCCGGCGCACATTCACGCGCGAGCTCGCCGCTATGCCGTAAAAATCTTCCTCTCGCATCTTCATGAGGTTTGGTACTGGCACGCATTCGGCCAGCCGGCACCGCGGCCCTATGCCATTGCGCACCTCGGTCACGCGCACGACATCAAGCCGCCGTTTTTTGATCCGGCCACATTCCCGCTGCGGGATCCGCTCTTGCCGCCGCCGCGGAAAGAGATTGAGCCGGAGATGGCCGAGGATTTGGAGATGGAGCCTGCTGAATAAGGGAGCGACGCGCGCCGCTCCTTCCTGATCGAGCCAATCCGCAGGACGACAGCAATTGAATAGAGCGAGCCAAAATAAGGTGACGACACCATGTTAGCGGAGCGAGCCAATTGCACCGAAAATCGCACCTGCATTGAGCGAGCCAAATTTTGGCATCACGTCAAAGCGCGGGAGCGAGTCATGCAATGCGACGATTGCAAGTAAGGAGAGCGAGCCAGCATTTCCGATAACGGCAATCAGAGCGCGCGAGCCACCATGATCGATAACTGCAGAACTGTGGAGCGAGCCAAAATAAGGATGACGGCATCTAAGTTGAGCGAGCCAATCACGGTAACGAACGCAAGTGGACCGAGCGAGCCATTATCCAGATCACCGCATGACGAAGAGCGAGCCAAAAAGGAGAATTTCCAGCATCAACGAGCGAGCCATTGCAAGGGATGACGGCAACCAAGCCCAGCGCGAGTCAATTATTTCGACCACTGCAACAACGGGAAGCGAGCCACACGGCATGATGACGGCAAGTTGTGGGAGCGAGCCACACTCGTGGAGCACAGCAGTCTCATGGAGCGAGCCGAGCGCGCCGAAAATCGCAGCTGCATTGAGCGAGCCAAATCAATCGACGACCACACTGGGATAGAGCGAGCCATGGAACTCGATCTGAGCACGTCATATGAGCGATCCAATCGGCTACCGCACTTGAAACAAGCGAGCCACATGCGCGGATCACCGCAATTGTGTAAGCGAGCCATTAGGAAGACGACTGCAATTAGGAGAGCGAACCACAAAGCGCGACGACCGCAATGAATCTGAGCGAGCCACTGACATGAAGAACCGCAGGGAGACGGTAGCGAGCCAATTGAATCGACGATCGCACATTTTCAGAGCGAGCCAAACGGTCGACCGACAGCATAGTGGGGGAGTGAGCCAAGAGTGAAGACGATGACAAACTGTTGAAGCGAGCCAAACGGGGTAACGAGACCAGAAACCCGAAGCGAGCCATAACAGGAGACGATCGCATAATATCAGAGCGAGCCAGTACGGCAGACCACGGCATATCCGCTAAGCGAGCCGAACATCACGAGCAACACAAATGGACTGAGCGAGCCAGTGACTAAGAAAATCGCATGCGACGTGAGCGAGCCATTGGGCTGGATTACGGCACGTGAAAATATGCGAGCCATGGGTGTTAACCGCAGCATTGGATACGAGCGAGCCAAAACTATAGAGATTGCAAGTCAGCTGAGCGAGCCATTCGAGGTGACAAGACCATCATTACAAAGCGAGCCAAACCTGCGGAACCACTGCACTGCCTATGAGCGAGCCACTGTGTATGACGACACCAACGAACCAGAGCGAGCCAACAACGAAGACGATAGCACGCGCGATAAGCGAGCCAGTTCCGCCGATCACGGCACAACGCCAAAGCGAGCCAATTCGGAAAACGATCTCATAGACTGAGAGCGAGCCAATGTTTTTCGATCAGGGCGACAAGATGAGCGAGCATACTTTATTGCCGTGCCCCTTCTGCGGGGGTGAGGCGGGATTGCGCAATACCTTAGCAGAGAGAAAAGCCTCATCGCCAACCAGTGCTTACGTGATGTGCAAATCTTGTCTCGCAAGCACGAGCTCTTTTGAAGGAAGCACGTGCGTCTCCAAGGCGATATCCGCCTGGAACCGCCGCACCCCGCCTGCTGTGCCGGAGGGTTGGGTGCTGGTGCCGAAAGAACCTACGCCTGAGATGCTGTTTGCCGCGACGTCACCCGAATCCTACTGGATCGGCCACCCTGAGGCGCCGCCGGAAAGCATCGAGCGATGGCGGCAATGTCATCGCGAAGACGCAGCACGCAAATACCGATCAATGATCTCCGCCGCTCCAGCAGCTCCCGCCGACCGCTTACGCCGCACCCCGCCTGCTGCTGTACCTGATGCCTGGAGCAAGCTGCTCCTTGCTGCGAAGATCCTCTACCATAACGCAGAGGTGTGTGTCGCCAATCATCATGGCCGAGACTTCAAGGCATTCGGTCTTCCGGGATGGCTTGCCGACTGCAAAAGGGACATCGAAAACGCAGAAGCAAGCCTCGCGGGGATCTCCGCCGCCCCCACGCCGCCAGTAGATGATGGGTGGAGGCCGATAGAGACGGCGCCTAAGGATGGGACCGTAATTGATGTCTGGCTTGGTTGCGCCGAGCCAGAAGACGTAGAATTTTATTGCGGACCAGGAAATACGAGACGTGCTGCTTCATGGCATTGGCATAAGGGAAAATTTCGGCCTGCTATGGGGCTTGAAGATGCTGTACCGCCAGTTTTCGTGCAGCCCACCCACTGGCGCCCACTGCCACCGCCACCTGGGGAGAGTGAGTGATGCCTAACGTGAAGCCAATTCTATTCAGCGGCCCTATGATAAGGGCATTATGACCGACACCAAAGAAATCATCGGCAGAGGAAATCACCGAAGAGGTCAAGGCGTATCGGGAGCAGTACGAGAGAGGCGAATATTGATTTGGTTCAAGCAACCGTTCTGCAGCCCGCAAACGCTGGTGCGGTCATCGCAATGGAGGGCCGAGGGATGATAGAGGTTCGAACGTCCTATGATTTCGCTAACTACCCGGCGATGGACTATGCGATCCATGCGGCGGTCGGCAAACTTTCTGACTTCTCCGGAACTAATTTCTCCAAGCGTGACCTTGGGTGGATGTGTAAGTCAGAAAATTGAGGCCGTTCGGATCGAACGCGCTCTGCGGAAAC